GTTGCCAATGGTAGAGTGTATAAATCGGGCGATAAGAAGTATGTAACCTTCGTTACACTTGGTATTGATAATGGTTATTACGTTGATTTGAATATAAACAAACCGTTTCCTTATTCCGATTATGATGTAATACAGGGTATTGGCAAGGTCAAACACCTAAATAATTCTGATTACATAGAGGTGCTGGAGTGCAAATCGATGAAGATCAATCAGTTCTACGATTAACTTTTTTTTGGTTTGCTCAACATATCGTTTTCTTCGTCAGTGTATGGCCACATAGTTTTTCTTATTTTCTATATCTAGCTCTACCCATATAGTGATCGCCAGGCTCATAATCCCATCTTTTACCAGGATGGCCTCGCAACTTAGCATACCACATTCGTAGTCGTACAATCATTTTTTTATAAGTCAGCATATTTTTTAAGTCTAAGTTTTATGCTATTTTATCTTTTTGGATAAAAAATTATGAAATAGTGTCGAAAAATTTATTTTCTTCAATCCAGTTGAACATAGACTCACACCAAATTCGAATGCCATCTTCATTAGGATGAGGATCTTGATCAGTACAAGTATAATTGTTTTCGATGCACCATTCCATATGATGAGTATTATAATTAAAGATTCTTTTTTTGTCAACTTGATTTAGCAATATTTTAATTTGCGGTAAGTCAACGTGTATCTCGGGATCCAACCCAAAGTACATCACATAAGCAATTTTGTTCAGTTTGAAATAATTTTGTAGACTGATCAAATTTTCTAGTTCAACTAATGGTTGATCCATATCTAGATCCCAAGCACGATCTTTGATATATTGTGCTTCTCTTTGTTTGTGACTCTTCCAGCTCTTCCAGTAGATAGGTTTGAGATCATTTGAATATCCGTATTTTATTGCAGGAAAGTCACGCCTGACGGGTGTAGACCATTGTATCACAGCGAATGTGTTTTGTTTTTGATCTGGCCTAGTTTCAAAATATAATTGCGTGTCTATGTTAATTCTTCTGTTACCATTTCCTGCCCACGCAAGGATGTCAGCGGGAATATCATAGTTTTTTGCAAACTCGTTGCCTATACAGGTTTTTATATCATTTGAGGGACGCAGAGCAGAAAAAGAACACCCAACGGATAGTATTCTATCTATCATTTCTTGTTCATATTTTGGATCAATTGTTTGATCTTGCTTGACTCTATGTTTGCTTTTACTTTCCCTATGTCATCTCTCAGAGGCTCGTCCGACTTATGTTCATCTTTTGGTTCCGAAGTCACTGTGCTGGTCCTCTTTAGATTTGAATATATGCTTGGTGCTTGTTTCTTAAATGTTTGATATTCTTCATCTTCCGCCAAGTCGAGTATTCGCAGTGTATCAACATTGAACTCTAAGTCAACCTTGTGTCCAACGCCCGACGATGATCTAGTCTTCATGAACTGTATCTGATACTTGCCACGTTCTCTCATTGCTCTACTTGTAAAGATACCAATCACATTGTCTGCTGTTTGTATCTTAGATAGTCCGCCTGATATGTGCGAGTGATCAAATTCAATTTCTTCTACGGATGCTCTGTTCAACTGCGATGCTGTTATCAATAATGCATTCAAATCTACAGCAACGTTTCTTAGTTCTTCTGACACATATTTGTCTTTCACAAATAAGTCCGATGGAGACACTCGTTTGTTTTGTGGCATCAAAAGATCTAAATAGTCAATTAGAATTACATCACATTTGATGTTGTGCTGTATTTCAAATTCCTTAATATATGCTCTCACATCAAGTGCTGTTGCTCCAGACGGAATGTATTTGATTCTAAGTTTACCAGATGTCTTTGCTTTCATTTTTACTTTTAGATCAACTGTGTCTAGATCTTTGTATATTTCTCTAGTAGCAGTCTCAGTCATCATTGCATCAATTCTCATTGCTGTAAGATTTTCACTCAACTCCAGTGTGACATACACACAGTTCAATCCTTGTTCAGCATAGTTGCAGGCCAAGTTCTGTAGGAACAAACTCTTACCAGCACCTGAACCACCTGCAAAGATGTTCAGTTCGCCTCTGTTGAAACCACCAAACAGTTTCTTATCGAAGTTCTTCCATCCGGTTGGTATTTGTCCGTTGTTGTCTTTGAGTGCTTGTAATCTTGCTTTGGGATCTTCAAAGTAATCCAGACCCATGTCTTTTGTGAGTCCAACCTGCACAGCCTTCTTGATCTTCTCTTCCACAGAGCCATAGTCACCTTTTTCCAACATATCTGCCGAAGCAAGTATGGCCGACTCTAACTCTTTGTGTCTAGCAAATCGCTCGTACTCATCGAGGAACCAGTCAAAATGTTTAGGATCGATATCCGCCGCTGATTGTAGTTCTGCACCAGTCTTGGCGTTGACCATCTCAACATCTGGCAGTGTCTTGTATTCATTAGCATAATCGAAAATAAATTTTGCAGGCTCTCTCAGTTGTGCATCATAGTGTGCATAACGGAAAATGTTCTGTGCTCTCACAAATGACTGTGCATCTGCAAGAAACATTTCTAAAAATAGTTTTTGTAGTTCTTTGGTATACTCCACAGTTATATTATAGTGCCTTTCTTTGTTCTTGTCATTTCAAATCTTTCTGTAAACATTTTACTACCATTTTAGATACCTCTCTAATGGTGCCATTTTCTTTTCTCAATATCCATTGTTGGCTTTCGGCAATTTTTTTTTGGTAATTGTGATACAGATAGTTTTCTATCTTTTTGATATATGTGTCTTTATCTTTCATAGTTGGTAATTAATAGTTCCTTTCTGTCTTGTTGGTCTTGTCATTTCAAAATTTACTTCTCTGAGATCATTTTCTCTATCCAAATATTTGTACTCTATTTTTTCTATGTCCCACTTACCTAGTGCATCAAAAACCAATTCTTTTTGTAGTTCTCCGCAAGTGTAAACGTCCAGTTGTATTAAATTTGGTTTTGGTTCATCCCAGACGTGCAACGCTATGTGTGATGTTTCTATTATGGCCACACAAGTAAATCCTCTGTTGCCAGGCATTTCACAATATTTTGCGTATGGTCCCATCATTATTTTCATTCCTATATCTCGTATTAAATTACTGGTCCAATCCACGATTGTGATTTCGTGTTTAGGCACGTTGAATGCTTCTGCCCTCACTATCATATGTTTGTGTTTCATTGTTGTGTCTCTTTGGTTAGTTGATTGAATCTACTTATAATTGTCGCAATTAGATTGCCCAATCCATTTCTTCTTTGTGCTGTTAGTAATTCTACAATTCCTAATTTTAAAAAATCTTCAGGATTGATTCCTTTGCATTCATTTACTGTACTGTCGTTAAAACAATCGCATACTATTCTTGTGATGCCTTTGGTAATCATTGCATCGCTGTCATATTCTACTTTAACTGTATCTGATTCTATAATGACATCTACCCATATTTTGCTGATACAACCTGTAACCAAACGCTCTTCTATACGTTTGCTTTGATCCATGGTTGTTGAATGTCTGGCCAGATCTATCAAATACTCTAAACGACTGTGTCCCTCCAGCAAAGCAAGATTTTCTGACCATTCATCTATTTTTGCAAGTACCTTATTTGTTTGTGTTGTCATAATTGTATACCAGTAATTCTTTTCTTTGTTTTTGATCTTCTCTGTATGTACCAGTTGAACGCAAAGTATATTTTAGATCCCAGGTCAAACATTTATAGGTTGCATACGCATCGATCAAATTTGGATCTGCGTTGTAAGTCACCATAAAATTTATTCCCCATCTATCTAATCTATCAATATGTTCTTTGAAATTGTTGTGATCAAATCCTTTGTGTTTATCTCCGTCTTTGCCATATAAAAAAGATTTGATGTCATATGGCGGATCTAGGAATATAAAATCTTGATCATAATCTGGATGCATATACATTTGGTAATCAAAATTGGTGATGTTCCACATATAGATTATTTCCTGGTACTCAGGAAGTTTTCTAATATTGTTGATTGTGAAGTTTCCATCGAAAGCCTGTTGTGAAAAAGAAGAAGAAGCCAAACCTGAAAACGAACATTTGTTTGCGATATAAAAACTACAGGCAGATGTGAAATGGTCCAATTGTTTGTCTTCCATCCATACTTGCGATTGCTGATAGATTTCTCTCTGTTTGTCCTTGTCGCTCTCACAACTTCTTTTAATTTCTTCTAACCTCATCGCCATTTCCTTGCCTTGACTCTGTAGCATACGCCAGAAATTGAATAATGGATAGTATGCATCGTTGACTGTAACCAAAACATCAGGATATCTTTGGGTGACGTAAAGAGCCATGGACGCACCTCCCATAAAAGGTTCGCAATACGTTTGAATGCGATCAGGAAGGAAGTTGTGCAAAAACTTAATAGCTCGAGATTTACCTCCAGGATATCTTAAAGGAGTTTTATATTTTACAGGATTATAGTTCACCATCTTCCCTCATTTTTGCTCTTATCTTGGTTGCAGATATCTTTTGTGTTTCTTCGTCAAGGACAATTTCTTCGATCTTGTAGCCTACACCTCGTCCATAACATATGTTTGTGATGTTTGGCACAAGCATAATTTTAAATTGTCCTTCAAATTCAGGATTAAGTCTGTCTTCAATGTTCTTTTTCACCGTTTCGAAATCAAAAGGATTATCGTCTACACCTTGTACATCTCTAATTTGGATACAGACCTGCCCGGTCTTTTTTATTATTTCTTTGAATAATTTATAGTGTCCGTCGTGGAAAGGTTGCCATCTTCCTAGCATTTGTGCTGTTGGTTTTTTATTATCCCAAGTCATAGCCATAATTTCTCACTCAATTTAATTTTTGTTTTCGAGTCGTGCGTGTATTTTAGGATTGCTTGAACAGTCAGCATCTTGCCATATGTCAATACAGCATTATTAATATCTTTAATGCCTTCTTGCCACGGTGGCATAGATACTGACCATCCCCAATCACACGCCTGATCAATGAGTTTGCTTCCGGCTTTGTCACGATCAGGCATTATGATAACTTTTCGATTGAGCGATTCAATCTGTAATTTTTGTTTGTTGCTAATCTCACTGCCCAATATAGCCACACCATCGATGGCTATGGCATCAAACACCCCTTCCACTAGTATTATAAATTTTCTTGACCAATGTTGATTGTCCAAGTTGAACAATGTACCTGGTTGGACCTGTGCATAATATTTTGGCTTTGTATTGGGATCAATTGATCTGGCAACTTGTCCAATCAATTTTTTGTCTTTGTATATGGGAACTAATATTCTATTGTCTAATGTTTTCGATGCGTAAAAAGGATATTCGTTGTGATTGATTCCTCTAGTGTTCAAATATTTTACGTAATTAGAGTGATCATCATTTATGCGTGTAGCGTCATCGGGAAGTTTGAAACTGTCAAATGTGATATCTACTTTCTCAACATTCTTATTAGGTGATACTTCTTGTGCTAGTTTCATTGCCGCCATTGACAATTTACTAATAGTTGATTGGTCAACATTTAACCATCTTAACAACTTCCTAAATCTGTTGCTTAGATATCTTCCTGGAGTGAAATTAGTTTTGTAGCCGCAGTTAAAACAGTGATACTGTATTGATCCGTCACCTAGATACATAATGCCTCCTCTGCCTCTGGTGTCTTGTGTTTCACCATTAAAATGACAACAAGGTGCGTTGAATGATATCCATCCCGAAGGAGTTTTTTTACGTTTGGGAGGTAGATGTGATTCGAGAGTATGTTGTAAATCCGGAAGCATTCTTTATTATAAAAATAAAGAACTAATATGTCAACCTATAAACCAAATACCAAATAGAACACAATACAACAAATAACAACCAGCGTGTAGGCATTGATCAATTGAAGTTAAAATCCAAAATTCTCTCTGGTTGCTGACCCAACCATTGGCTTTGACAAAATTATTTTTTATCCAGTCAATAAAAAAGTGCAGAACATAATCTAAGACTGCAAATACTATCACACTGGTAAACACAGCACTATGGTTGTAAAAATAAATTACGATGGACAAGCAGGCAAAAATGAATGCAGTGCCTACG